CAGCTACATCCACACTTTTGAATCCTTTTGAAAATCCCTTAGCGAATGAGCCGCCGATGGATGCTGATTCTCCTGCGATTCCAACTACGTCAAATCCTAAAATTGTAAGGAGTCCCCCGGAAATGCCAGAGCCGAGTGCTTCTCCAAATTCCAGTGCTTTATCGGCCATAAATTTTTTTCCTTTGGAGTTCCACCACTCACTGAATGGATCTGCAATTATTTCATCCCAGAGGATCTTTGCTTTTCCGAATATAGAGGCGTTTTTAAAATCGTCTCTTTCAGATATCTCTAATATTTTATCTATCGTTCCTTCCAGCTTGTCAGCTGCCCAGTTCGATAGTTCTTTTCCAATTTCATAGACAGTATCACCGACTGCTTCCAGTTTTCCCTCGCTCTTATCCAGTAATTCGAGAATAGAGCCGAGTCCACGTTTTGCACCATCCTGTAATCCCTGTCCCCATCTACGAACAACGTTAATTTCAAACGCATCTTCAATCTGAGATTTCAGACCTTCTACCGTTTCATTAGCTGTTCTATCCATCATTCCGTCAAACTGCTTCATTCCCTGTAAAAGGGCCTGAATTGCTTGATCTGAGCCAATAAGACCTTTTTCCAGATCCTTTGACATAGCAGCAATACCTTTATCACCTGTACCATATCCTAACTGTTCTGCAAGCATTGCTTTTGCAGCAATACCCTGTTCTGACAGCTGGTTTAATTCTTCTGATGAAAGTTTTCCTTTTGTTTTAATCTGGGCCAAAGCTCTTACGATTGCTTCTAGTCCCTGAGTACCTTTACCGGTAGATGCTGCCGCGTTACCGATTGTTTCCATGTCTTTAATGATATCTTTTGCATCCCAACCCATGGCCATCATCATCTGAGCATTCTGGATAACGCCTGATGTGTTAAATGGTGTCTTTTTCGCGAATAAGTCCAGATCATCCATCATTTTCTGACCTTTTTCTTCTCCTAATAGGTTAGAAAATCCAATTTTTGCACTGGAATAGGCATCCGCTACATTAATGGGTTTCATTAGCAGCTGATTGGCCGCTAGCCCTGTACCTATTGCGGCAACTAAACCCTTGACGGAAAATAGAGCATTTTTAATAGCTCTAATAGGTCTGGTTGCATAGTCAATGATCTTGACTCCTGCACGTACCGTTTTTCCTCCGATAGCTTTTAAACTACTGTCGATTTTGCTAAGAGTGGAGCTTGCCTTGTCTACAAGACTCACTTTCGGCCTTGCATTGGTACCGCCCAGACGGTCCGCTTCTCTTTTTGCTTTTTTCATTGATTCGGTGAAACGGTCCGCTGACTGCTTCGCGCTGTTCATACCAGGTGAAGTCTGATTCTTAAAATTCGCTACGATATCAATTACAATAGTCTCTGCAGCCATTATCTCCACTCCTTTCAAAATCTATTTAACCCTGTGTAAACGGGCATTTAAAACCTAGTAAACCTTCTTGTAGGGCATCCATCGCACAAGCGAACATAAATGCCCTTGTACCTTCAGGTTTTTTCATTACTTCATCCGGTGGCATGTGATATAGGATGCTGGTATATTTCAGAGCCTTTGCCATCGGTGAAGCTTCTATTAGTTTTTTGCGTATTCTTCTAATTCAAGTTCTTCATCATCGTAACCACTGATAGTATCAATGGCTTCTGATATCTTGAATTTTTCACCTGCCATAAGAACATGATCAATGATTTCCCAAGATTCAAGAATAGGTTTCCCTTTAGCTTCAAGTTTTTTATTAAGTGATGCTTTCACCTGAGGATTATCCCAAAGAATAGCTTTGTCTTTGTCGATTGTAGCTGCATAAATCTTTCTGCTACGGAATTCATCCATACGGATATCACCTTCGATTTTTGGAAGATGTTTTCCGGCTGGATTTTTATAAAGGTTTGTAGACTCTTTTCTGAGTTTCATCATCTCTTTTTCGCCGAGAGGATGCACTTTGAAAACGAAAAGGAGCTTTCCAGCTCGTCTTATTTCAACAGGCTGCAAGATATCTTCGCATTCTTCATATCCTGAAGCTTCAAGTAATCCGTTAATCAGATCCGCTTCACTCATAAGTACCTGTTCCTGTTCTGGAAGTCCTGTAGGTTTTAAATCTTCTTCTAATACATCATTTTTTGTGGCCATGGTGTATCTCCTTTCAAAAATAAAAATTCTTAGTTGTTATTAAGCTGAGAGCTTTTTAAGATACTGAGGAATCTTATTGACTCTGAAGCTCATTGCACGTTTGATAACTTCGCCTGGGTTGAGGTTCTGTAAATCGAATGCACCGTCTGGTACGCACCATCCGTATGTAAGTTCCTGAGCCTGTGAATCATATGCACGGTCAAGTCTACCTCTGAAATCAAAAGTAGGAACTTTTCCCTGTTTTAATGCTTCAAGGATAGGTGCCATAATGAGATTGTCTGAAATAACAGCTTCAGTAAAGCTGAGTGTACATCCTACACTAATAGGAATTGCATATTCCATAATATCTCCTACTGGCTGGAATGTTGTGTTGTTAAAGTTGAGCTGAGACTGGAATGTGTCAACATTTGCCATGAACTGAGATTTTCCATCTACAGTGATGTAAAGCTTGCCATCATGTCCAGTCATTACCTTACGTGGATCTAAAGTTGCTTCTGGCATAATTTATTCGCTCCTTCCTTTTACTCTACGCTGAATCTAAAGCGATAACGGAGATAAATCTTTTCAAGAGAATCCATATCGACTGCATCAATTACAAAGTGACCATAATCTGATCCACGTCTGTATTCTGTGTCTTCTACGAATGTTGCTCCTGAATGGAATTTACCTTCTTTCATCATTTCATCGAGAACTGCCTGCCCTCTCATGATTACATCACCGATACCGATATCATCACAGTTTACTTTTCCGATAAGTGGTGCAACCGCTCTGTCGATACGGTCAAATACCTCAAATCTTGTAGCTGTTCTACGGATCTTCTTCCATCCATCATCCTGAGTTTCACCAGGAGTAACGAGTGTGTTAATACCAGAATCGAACCATACCTGGCCTGCTGTATTTGGAGAAAGAAGAAGCATACCGCCCTGGATAGCTCTTTCATACTGTGAATTTGTTAATGCTTCGGCCACACCTACCGCACCTGGGATAACAGTATGTGTAGCAGATACGTTGCTTGGAAGGGAACCGATGATACCTGCCTGTTTTGCGATAGCAATGTATCCATCTACTTTGTTACCGTCTGCATCTACATATCCGCTTCCTAGGTAAACAAATTTTTCATTGTTAAAAGCAGATGCATGTGCAAGACGTGTATCAAATGCTACTGTTGTAGGTTCACCTAAGATACAGATACCGAGTGCTCCACCATCGTAAATACGATTGATGTATGCCTGTGCAAGTGCATGTACAGCTGTTTCCACTGTATCAAGTACAAGCACGTTCCATGTAAATGCTTCAAAAGCTGAAAAAGCATCATCGTATGACTCAGTAGTAACAGATGGTGCTTCACCGCCTGTTAATGCTTCGTTTGTGATGTTTGCTGCAGCTCCTGTACCTTTTACTGTTTCATCAGCTACAAGGTATTTTGATCCTGCTTTTACAGCTGCGATAATCGCTTCTGCTTCGTTTTCTGATTTCGCAAAATTGATAGTTTCAAGTAATGCACTATCACGATAAACAGAAAGCTGACGGAGAGTTGTATCATCGAGTCTGTCTTTGATTGTGATATTGTAGTTATCTGCTGTTGGGTATTTTGTAGAAAGTTTTACAAGTTCTGTGCTTTCTGCATTTTTAACTGTTACACTTCCTGCTTTTCCACCAGTACCAAGACGGTAGATTAATACTTTTGTTGCTCCACCTTCAAATAAAGCAAGAGCGGCATCTACTGTTCCAGCATCACCGTACATTGCTTTAAGATCAGCGATCTGGTCCGGTTCAAATACAGATACTTCGTCTAATGGTCCGAAGTTTGCATGAACTGGAATCGCAAATACTCCATAGATAGCGCCTGGGGTTTCATTTCCGCCTGTGTTTTCATATCTGCGATATACTCCAGGACGGATTTTGCTTTCGCCTTCTCTGTAAAGTCCACCCATGTTACTTTACCTCCTTATTTTTGAATTCTTTGACAATTTTCTTTGCATCTTCCACAGTTGCTTCTTTTTTTCCTGCGTTTGCAAATGCTGCACGGATGATATCAGGAGATTTTACATCCAAAATAGCAGGTGCCTGTGCAAATTCAGCAACCGTATATGTAGGTTCTACCGCTTTTTTTGCGGTAACTTTTGTTCCATTAGTTGCCATTGCTTACCTCTCTTTCTGCATTTATGCCTGCGACAAATGCTCGTTTTAATGGTGTGCCTGTATACTCATTGAGTACACCATAAGTTGCTTTTATTTGAATCTGGCCCTCACGAAGCGGATCAGCTGACATGTTAGCTGTCACGCTGTCAATTAGCATCGGGGAACCATCATTCAACATTAATCGTGTTTCATTAGTTAAAATCTGAACGGATTTTTTTGTAATGACCGAACGTACCTGTTCATCAGGTGCCATGACGTTTACTCGCATCGTTGCACCTATCCAGGTAACAGCTGCAGTGCTTTTCATCCTTCCTTCTCCGAGGTTAGATAATCTGCAATATAAAGCCGGGGAATCATTTGAAGGCGTCCATACTTCGGGGAGTGTGCTTTTTCCAATGACTTTCGCATCCTTATATAATTCTCCTAACCATGAATTCACAGCTTCTACAGGATCGGGAACTTCTGTCAGCTGAATAGGATAAGCTAATACATCGAATACAAGTGTAATTCCAGATACTTTATTATCGTTTTCTGAAAAGATATTAGAATCCTTCCACTGCGCGGATAATGTCAAATCTGTTTTACTGAAAAAACAACCATCAATTGCTGATTTCACGATTGCTTCCAGTTCTTCCGGCTGTACACCAGGCATTTCATTCTCGCACATGACATCAACGATAAGCTGGCCAGAAATTTTACGTTCTGCGTCCGCTTGCATATTTAGATCAAATACGCATCGTGGATACTGTGCATCTTTCCAGTTTTCGTCCATATCATCCGGTACAGATTGATGAAAAACAGCTGGTTTATCAAGATATACAGCAAGCAGATTTTCTGTATTCAGTTTTTCGCGTAAATACTTACAAATAATCTTTTCCATGTGATATACCTCTGATTACAAATACGGTTCCTTATAAATCTTTAAGACTTTAGGAAGTGCTTTTTTCTGTATTTTTTCTTTGTAAGGTCTAGGTGCTATTTTACCTCCTGGCGTTCCATCTTCCATGATTTCACCGAGTAAATATTTTCCATTGTCAGTACGAATACTGCTTTCAATCATGGATTTCACAGATAAGCTATCACCGCTTCCTGATGCTTCGGTTTTAGGCTGCCAGCTTGCACGGAATGCCCCTGTTCTTACCGCTGGTGGTTCACCAGGAGCGGATGCCGTGTACCTTCTGTATGTGATAGTTGCTATTTTCTTACGTTTGTAATACCTCACTCGTCCAGTTCCGGGAACAATGTACCTTCTCCCGCTTCTCTGGCCCCTGAGAACCAGCTGAGAAGCGTTTCTGAGCTCATTGGATACCCTGTATGCCCTGGACCTGATTCCATGCGTTATTTTGTCTGTTATTACATCTACAGCGGCCTCAATCTCATATGGGATATTCTGATCATTAGCCATCCTTTAGATCCTTTCTTTCTTCCACGTAATAACGCATGATGTGATGAAGTTCTGCAGGATCAGTTGCACCCTGCACGTAAAAGTATCGGTCCTTTTTTCCTTTTTCAGATAAAACAATATAATTTGTTGCAACAGCTGCATTTTTAATGCCTTGCTGTACAATTTTGTGTGTTATAGGATGTCCTTTTTGTTTCCATTCCTCTTTTTCGCTTTGTGTAGCGGTTGCCAGGACTGCTTTAATAGGTCCCACATCCACATACCCGCCGTATATAGGTTTTCCGCTATCAGTAAGGGCTTTTGTTTTCTTTTTAACCATGAAAGTCTTAAAACCCTGTCCTGGTCTTAAAAAAACATGCATATTGCATCCCCCTTTCTAGCCTCTATTTACGTGCATATCCTTGTGAAAATATGGAGGTGTTTCAGGCCGGCCTCCTAGTAGTGAAGTATTTACAGTAGGTAATGGAACAATAGTCTCTTTCTTCAAGTCGTCATACATTGCTTTCCAGCGTTTGTATCTTTCTGTAAGAGAATAAGATAAACCATCAGTGCTTGTATTTACCTCATACGCAAATTTCATAACGATTGCTTCTAAGCATTTGAGCTTTGCTCTTTTCCAGCTTTTTTCATTCTGGATAATCGCCGTGTATTCCTCATCGCTGAGTGCGCATGTTACACCTTCGCCTTCTACTACATTGTCCTGTAGTTCAAAACGCATCTGATTTAGAGCTTCATCATAAATCTTTGATCCGTCATAAGTGTAAGTTGCTGCCATTATTCACTCCCCCCTTTACTGTGGGAATAATTCAGCTGCTCTTTCACTTACAAGAGTTTTCACGCCTTTTCGAGTATCCAGGACATCAACCATGATTAACACGTTTTCTGCTGTTACCTCTGAAATAACCGCTTTTGCTTCATCAACATTGCCCTGTAATACGTCAAATACCTGCTGCACTTCATCCTCTGTGAATTCAAGTGCAAGTTCGCCTTCCTCAGCGTGAACAGTAAGTGCAAATTTAACCTGGCCTACCTGAGCTACAACTTCTTCAAGCGCTGGTGCTTCTGGTACCTCAGAAATAACGCCCATTTTCACTAGATCGGCCACGCGGCCCTTATGAATTAATTCATCCGGGATTGGATTTCCAATAAGGAAATCCTGACCACCGAATGAGCATACTTTTTTAGCAATATAAGCCATCAAATCACCTCATTACACACAATCTGCCATGTAGCATCCGAGATCATCAGCTGTCTTTCTCATATCGTTAGCGATTAAACCTTCGATATATTCAGAATGTGTTCCGAATTCTCCGAGGCCTTTAAGGATTGGCATGTAGTTTCCATCACCGAGCATATCCCATGTGAAGATATAACCTGCAGATGGTTCTTCGATTGAAGGTGTATCTGGTGCGTATACGAGAAGAGCACCGTTCTTATCGCAAATAAACTGCATGTTACCATCAAGGCCAGTTTTTGACATATTAGCGATAGAATCAAATACAACAACTTTTGCAACGCCGAATAATTTAGCAAGTACAGTTTCGTTTGCCTGTGCTGGATTATCAGCGCTTCCCATACCTTCTACTCTTGCGAGAATAGTAGGATGATTGATTAAAGCGTTATATGTGTTTACACCAAGACCGAGTTTGTTAGGTTTACGTCCTGTCTGCTGCTGGATTTCTGTTACTCTAGCGCGGAAGAACTGAATAGGTGTAGAGTTTGCATCAGAGAATTTAATAAATTCTTTTGCTCCATCGTTTGCAGCTGCAGCTCCATGCCATTCATTAGACCAAACACCTGTTTTGAAGTAAGACTGTGCAAATACGATATCCTGGTGAATAGCGATCTGCTGAGTAATTGTTTTTGTTTTTGCGTTTTCTGCCTGGATAAACGCTGGTGCTTTTGTTCTGCGGTAATCCACCTGCATGATCTGGTCAATACCAAGGATGATCTGGTCTACCTGACATGCGTATGTGTCTGTTTCGTAAGCAATCTGTGCTGGATTTAGCTTACCAAACTGAGGTTTACGCTGAACGTTATCTCTTAAAAGATCCTCTTTTGAGAATTTGTAATAGCTTGATGTTGAAAGCTGTACTGGCAATACTGGGAACAGAGATTTTGCTGGTCTGTTTTCCATTGACTGATAATAAGCCATAGCCATGTTTGTTAAACGGATATGTGGGTCAAAAGCACCCTTTGCAATAGCTGCCTGAATTGCAGCTGTGGAATTAAAGTTCTGCATTCTTTATTCTCCTTTCTTATGCGCCTTTGTAAAATTTGCTTACCTGCATATAGAAAAACTGTCCTGCTTCTGCAGCTTCAAGTGCTGTACCTACAACGAATTTTCCAGCTGTAGCAACAGCGGCTTTACCATCAGCACCGGCCATAACTTCATCGCCTTTTTTGATTGCTGCGCCTGCTCTAGCAAGTCCGATTTCTTTAACCTGAATATCTACATCCTGGCCAGCTTCGATAGCTTCACTGTTTGTAATGATTGTTACACCGATAACCTTTTCACCTTCTGTAGAAGCTGGAATAACATTACCGTTTTCATCGTATTTTACAAATAACCCTCTGGCGTCAGATGCGATTTTTGCTCCTGCTTTTTCTGTAATAGTAGGAGATTCATTGATCTGTGATGTCAAATATGTTTTTCCCATGTTTTCTTACTCCTTTCTGCTAGTTAATAATTAACGGCGTGATCTTTCGTAGTCTACTGCAAGTTCTGGATGAGCTTCCCAAGCTTTTGCCATCGCCTGATGTTCTGTAAGTGTAGGATCTTTTTCCATAAAGCCTTTAGCGATTGAGCTAATTTTTGCTTCTGGTTCGCTCTGGTTTCCATAGTAAGAACCGCCGCGAGCGGATTTACCAATTTCACCAAACATGCCGCTCTTTTCAAAAATAGATACACTCTTGTCGAGAGCTGCAATGTACTGATTGTATGCAGAATCACCAACCTGTTTCATTTCATAAAGTGATTTTGCAAGTTCTTCTGTATCTTCACCAAGAATGCTGTATTTCTTAGCGATTTCCTTGTATTCGTTCATTTCCATGCTTTTAGCGATTCCTTCTACACGGTCAAGCGCTGCCTGAAGTGCTGGTGGAATAACGTCTGCTGCAGATTTTTTCATTTTTCCTTCATCTCCTTCTTTTCCTTCATCATCATCTTTTGAAGGGAAAGCTTTTTCGAGTAACTTTTCAAGTTCTTTTTCTTCTGCTTCATTAAGCGCTGTTTTGTTGATTGAGTTCATAATGTCTTTAGCACTCTTCATTGTTTCTACCTCACTTTCTTTTTTAGTAATGGATGGCTTTGAATTTGTATATGTGAATTCTGAAATGATGTCTTTTTTTACGGCCGCATCAAATTCAGAAAGGCTTTTAGCCATGAATTCCTGAGTTTCAACGTCTGTCATTGTTTCGTCATTAAGCGCACTGTGAAAACTCTTTACAAGCGCCTCCGCGTAATATGACATTGTATCTCCGGACTTCTGAATCATGTTCTGGACCTGATCAGCGCTTTTCATAATCACATTGTCAGCGGCAGGTCCACCATCAAGACTCTTATACAGCATAATGTCTGCATCCTGGTTTGCACCGCGCTTCACAAAGTCAACACTACTCATGATTAACTCTTTAAGTTTGTTTGCCATCGTTTATCTCCTTTCTTTGATTTTTTATAGTTAAATACATAACTATCTTGAAAAATAACCCCGCAAAATATCATTGCTTATTTCTTTGATATAGCTCTGTCTGAGTTCGCCTGATAGATTAACAAGCTTTGGTCTCAAACTGTTTATAACGTCATTTACTGCTACTAACTGATCGGCCGGGTTTGTGGTCCGGCTAGAATCAAAGTAGTCTGGGAACCTTCCTGATAGTTCCTGAAAGAAGGAATCTATAGATATACCATTGTTTGATACTGTGATGTTCCCAAATGCACCCCTTCTGAAGTCGTTATAATCCGCTATGCTTTTCTTGTCATAATCCGATATTTTAATTGGAGTACGCTTTACCCATGAGTGGATAGCTTCATATTCTGCTTTTGTACTATCGTCCGTATAAATCACATTGTCAGCGGCCTTTTCTGAAATATCCATAATACTCTGCAGCGCTGAGCGTTTTATACCGATTTTTCCATCATCATTAACATGTATTGAATTTGTCTGATCTGCATTTCTATACAAATCAGTAATTTCGGCCTGTATAGCCTTTTTATTGGTTGTAACACCGTAATCTTCTAGGATTTCTTTTGCTTTACGGGATGAGGCCCTATCTTTCTTTTCCTGAGCTTTCTGGCCAGGAGTCTTTAAGGTTCCGTAAGCTGCGCCTATAGTGGGGTGTAATTTCTGGGCGCGTTTGATAGCCATGAGGCCGGCTTTCGTTTCGGGGTTTGCGCTAAATACGCTGTATCCTCCAGGTCCGGTAAATCTTCCTAACCGGTCATGATAAGGATTAAATTTAATAATATCGGAAAATGATTGAGGACTGCTTATAATCGTTTCCGCATACAATTTACACCATCCTCTCCAGACCGACAATCCCAAGTTCAGCCATGATCTTGTCTGTCATTTCTTCTATATCATTCTGAATATCTCTATCCAGTACGACATTTCCTGAGCTTTTTTCAAGAGGTTCTATTAAATCACTGAATGATACGCTTTTCTTCACACGTGATTTAACTGGGATAAATTCATATTGTAAACCATATTTCATAGCATTTTCCTTGTACCAATTATGGTACTGATCTGTATATGCTTTTCTTGTGGCCGCTTCAACTTTTGTTTTCAGTACAGCGGCGGCAGCATCATACTCTTTATAGTATTTACTTAGTTCTTCCTGGCTTGCACCTGCATTCCTTGCATCGCTCCAGTCTTTGGCGATTTTATCTATTTTCGCCTGATCTTCTTTAAAGCTTGCTCTTACTTCTTTTTTCAGAGAAAAATGAGATTTGAAATTAAACGCTGCTTCGTCTATATCGTCTCTCATATCAACCCAGGTTTTCTGACCATCAAACCACCTTGTTCTAAATCTCATGTTTCGTAAGATGTAGGTACCTTCAGGAGCGGCCGCGCGTATCTCTGTTGCACCATGGCCGATATCCGACAAATCAGAAGATGAAAAGGTTCCACCGTCTGGGTGATTATGTATCGTGATGTTTCCAGGGAAATATTCTCTTGCTTCACCTACTTTGTAATTAACAGAGTTTTTATCACCCTGTTTCTGCATGATCACATTTCCATCACGGTCCACGACGCGCAATTGCTCTTTTTTGAGGTTTCGCGTTTTGGTCTCAATTTGCTTTAATGTTTTTACCTGAGCTTCTGTAGGCATCAAGCGCGCCATACGCTCTTTTTCACGTGCAATCGCGCTATCATGTGCTTTACTTTTGCCAGGCATATAAGTAAAGGAGGAAGCCCCTCCGGCAGTCGTGAAACGGCCATCAGGGCCGTGATAAGGGTTAAATTTTTGGATCATGTCACGAATAGACTTTTTGATCGGCAGCCTTTTCCCTTTTCCTTCGATAGAAAACATTCTGTAGGTACCGTCTTTGATCTTAGCCCAGGTTTCATCATCATCAACATAGAATCCGATCCACCATCCGAGCGGTACAGTGCCTAAAGGAATTCCCATAGCACGTAATTTCTCTTCTGTGAATACAACGGATTCAACCATGCGGGCCTTTTTCCTGAGTCCAGGAATATGTTCTTCTCCTGCATCCCTGAAATTAAGTACGTATTCATACACGCCTTCTTCCAGGTCCTCAGGATCTACGATATCGCCCTGCAGGTCCTCTATCTGTTCACCATTTGCACGTATAGCAATATTGGCCCATCCGAATACCAGGCGCTTATCTTCGTCTGTTTTTCTGATTTCGTAAGTGTTTTCGCGCTGCTTAGTGCTATCTTCACCATGGCCAATAAGAATTTTACTGATCCTACATGTAGCATCTATTCTGGAAAGTTCATATTCCTTGCCGGGGTCAATATAGGCAAGTGTCATATGTGGTTTATAATCGGGGAATGTATCTTCTATTTTGATTCCTTGCTCTTTTAATGCAAGTAATAATATGTGATGTGCTTTTTCCAGCTGCCCAGCTGCAACCCTGGCATAGATCACGTCTTTACCATCGCTGCTGTCACTGGCCTCAAATCTGCATATTGCATCAAACTGGATTTTGTCTGGAATAAATTCACGTGCCTTTTCGATAGCGCTTTGTATTCTACATTGTGTATCTTCCTCATCGCTTCTAGGGTGGAATTTACCATAAGCTAGTGTTATATGAAAATCTTCTGGGGATTCACCATCTTTCACGGCCAGATGATCCGCTCCTGTTACTTTTAATCCTACGAACAATACATTTGTATAGTCAGGATTATATTTCATAACAGGTCCAGGAAATAGACTTGTTATTTCTGTGAATGTCTGTGCTGTTTTCGTGGTTCTCACCCCTCTTTCTGTGTAAATACTTTCTTATTCTGCAATAACGCTGTGTTATTTCTTTTTTTCGATTACCCATATAGGGTTATTGTAAAATTAATGTTTTGATTTTTCAACGGGCCAGGTATAAAAATTATAATAATTTTCTAAAAAAATAAAACCCGTGACAATCTGCCACGGGTTATCCCTTAATACATTATATGTTTTTCTCTCATAATTCGATTTATAACAATGTCTTGAAGAAAACTGCAAGCTGGTGAATACTTCATTTTCACTCTTTCCTGATCTTTAGGAGTAACTTTATCACCTAATCTTGTCAGGTCCATGTTGTGTGCAAGGTCATGTATTTTAACCATAATTGCTATATCATCACACGCCACCTGTTTTTTCAAATACTCCATGTACGGAACACCTTTTTCATGAGTGAGTGCCTGAAGAGCTTTTACTTGTCTTTCTGTAAAGCCAGCTTCTATAAGCTCTTCTGCTGTTGTATCTGTATCTTCCATCACGTCATGAAGAAGAGCTACAACTGTTTCATCTTCATTTATCATTCTTTCCGCAACATGGAGCGGATGCATGATATACGGGAGTCCGGCTTTATCCACCTGCCCCGCGTGCTTTTCGTATGCAAATTGCATTGCTTTAATTGTAAGTGGCGTGTAAATCATATATTTTCCTCCTAATGTTTCATGAGCTTTTCAGCTTCCGCTTCTGAAATCTCGTCGTATTCGCCGCCGTAAAGAACACGTATAGCATGTTCTGGAGACTCAACCCAGTTTCCATCGCTATAAAGGTATGCTTTTGCATTCCCTTCATTGAGTTTACCTGGCGCCTCCATTTTAATTAATGCGTATTCATCGCCGTAATACTTAATAAAATATGCTTTCATAAACCGATCCCACCTTTACTTGATCTTTCTTTTCTGTATTATTTCTGTATTTCCCACATCTTTATATTAAGCTTTTTTCTGTATTTTGTCAATAGCTTCCAGCTTAATAATTTGGTACATCGGCAAATGTATCTCTCATGATGTCATTAAGGCGGGCCGCTTCATGTTTACTTGTAGAAGCGGATCTAGCGCGTTCATACAATGGATGAGTAACTTCTTTTGCACCCTGGGTTTCTGGAGTCTGGAACTGGAATTCGAATTTCACACCATTAGGGCTTTCGAATACATCCTGTACAGATTTAATACAGCTCTTGCCTTCATCATACGATTTAAAGAAGTCTTTTGATCTGACGTGTTTATATCCCTGTTCTAACAACGTGCTCTTAACGTTTTCATATCCGCTCTTGAAATCTTTTGTTTCAAATACAGCTGTGAAACGTACAGAGTCTTTTACACCTGCTGCAGCTTTTTCGAGTGATACTTTATCCACTCTGGCATCAGTAGCAATTTTTCTGGCCATGGATGTCTCCATTTTCTGTCTTGCATCCAGGCCGTACATATTACCACCATTCTTTCTAGTTGCTGCGATAACATCATCTGTGATTTTTGGACAATCTTTGGATGCTTTTGCGAAAATCTCTTTAGAGAGTTCACCGGCCCTTGTTGCAGTTGCTCTGTCACATCCGGCCTCAGCCATCACTTTATCAACATCAAGTGGTTTTGCCTTAATTGGGTTTACTTTATTACTTACAGCTCCGCGGATAAGATCAGCGTTTTCAGCCGCTTCCTGTCTTACTGTTTTACCTTGGCCATATGCAGCGCCTATGAGCGGATTATCTTTCCCAGCACGCTCAATTGCTTTTCTACCCGCATTTGTATTAGGATTTGCAGAGAATGAAGCAGCTCCACCGCCGCCGCTTGTAAATCTACCTAATCTGTCATGGTACGGATTGAATTTTGTGATTTCACTGAATGATAATGCTTTACCTGTAGTGCTAGCTTCCTCAGATTTAACTATTTCATTAAATGATTTTGCTGTTGTTTTTTCAGGTTCAATCCCGTTTTCAATTAACCATTCCTCAAATGCTTTTGCTATTGCTTTCTCATCGTCTATGTCCAGGATAATTCCATCCTGATCATCAAAATTCATATTTTTCATCATCTACACCTCCACCGAAAACTCGAATCCATAACTACTTCCATACCGGCTCATATACTTACTCAGATCAGAAGCAATAAGTTTATTAAATTCTCTGTTTGCATATTCCTGAGTAATTTCCCCTCGCGCGATCTTTTCAGCAAAACCTTTGTCGTCGAGTGCCTTTTTGGAATTTTTTATAGCTTTGTTATATTGTTTTGGGTATACTTGCTCCCAGAATTTATATTCTTTCATTCTGGCCTTGTAATCAAAATCTGAGTCGTTATTTGTTCGCCGCATAATATATGTTGTACCATCTTTCCCTACAGCTCTTAACTCTTTTAGATTGGTAGTAACAAAGGTTTTGATATCATGCGTAGAGAACATGGAGCTGTTTGGGTGATTATGAGTTAATGTCATTCCCCTCATCATGCGGCACTCTTCGCTACTAAACGCCACCTGACTTGCTTCTCCATCTTTGAAAAACAACTGTTTACCATCGCTGTCTATAAGTGCTGCACTTTCGTAATTCTGATTGCGGATTTTGTTTTCAACTGCTTTTATAGCAGCTGATCTTTTCTGCTCTGGAGTCTGGGCTGCAGCTGCGGTTCTCTCTTTTTCTCTGGCAATCGCTAGATCGTGAGCTCTACTGGCACCTGGTTTGTAAGTAAAAGAGGCAGCCGCTCCAGCTGTTGTAAAACGTCCGTCGCGACCATGGTAGGGGTTAAATTTGTGGATTTCTTGTGGAGAAAGAGCGCTATCACCGCTCTTTACAATGTCATTGAATGATTTTCTATTATTATACATGGCATTTCTCCTTATATCAGGTTAATACCATTCTTCCAGGAATCCTACGAGCTCCTGGGCTTTACTAATAGAAGACTGGCCGGTATAGTTTCCGGCTTTTTCTTTTTCCTCGATATATTCAATATCTTCTTTTGCTTTTGCGATTACTTCCATCGCGTCTTCATCATCCGAATATCGGCTTTCAAGCTCTATGATAATATCAAGTGCTGTCTTTTCCATTTAGTTTCCTCCTTCTTGCTTGCTTAATAATTTATCTCTATATGCCAGCGCATCGTCATACTCGAATGTAGGCAAATTGTCTAACTCTCTTTGACTAGATGTTTTATAAGCTTTTGTGCTGTTTTTCTGGCATACTGTCTGGATGCTGTCAGTATTTTTCATCATAACATATACATCTGGTCTTGTTTTCAATAATACAGGATCAGACACATAATCCGCATTAAAAGCAACTCTGGCCACTGGAACATAACCGCATCTTTCATAAGCATTTACCAGGAATTGACCATAGCAGTCCATTTTTGTTCCACCGTTCGCTCTTGCTGTAATGATAAGATCATTCACGACGCCTTTTTCCTTGTAATTGCTATTTTTAAATACAGCTGTGATATCTCCATCTGGTTTTACGGCCACACCGGCCATACCATTTTCAGAAAGAAACGTCTTGTATGTTTTCAATTCTCTAATAGGATGTTCGTCTACCGCTCCACCGTTCGGATTTGCTTTCTTTGCTTCTCTTATAGCATCTGCGAATGCTTTTTTATCTTCGGTATTTTTCAATCCTACATCAACAATACCATGCTTGTCTTTTGCGGCCTTTAATTCACCTGCAATTACAGCCGATGCAGCGCGTTCTTTTTCTCTAGCGATAGCATTATCATGGGCCTTGCTTCTACCTGGTGCATATGTGAATGATGCAGCGCCTCCAGAAGTCGTGAAGCGCCCTTTTGAGTCGTGATATGGATTGAATTTAGCAATATCATTAAAAGACTGGGCTTTATCCCTGTTTTTTATTATTTCACTAAATGATTGAGTTTTCATCTTATACCTCATTTACATTATACGGAAAATACAGAAACTTGTAAATATATTTCTGTATTTTTTCTGTTTAGTTACTGTTTCTTAATGTGGATCAATGATAATTTCACCATCATCACTGATATTTACCGCTATTTCCTGGTGCTTGCTTCCGTCATAAATAGGCGGCGATTTTTCAATGTATAGCAACGTACATCTGCAGTGTGGGTGCGCCGGTGGAGCTTTCCCTACAGAGTTATGTTGCAATTTTCCGTTAATTCTCTTGAAGCTTCCAGGATTCTTTTTGTCTTCATATGTGATATCTGAGTCAATTTCAAATTCTACACCTTCCAGGGCCCCGCAAACGTCGCACACGCGCTCATCTTCTGCAGTACACCATTTCTTCACGGTGTGCCCTAAAAGCCCCTCATTCATCGCCTGAACGGTACCCATGAGAGATCCTTGGTTATAAGCGAATGACAGCTCTGTTCGGGCTATTCTCATTGCTCTATGCCGGTTTTGTCTTGCAGAATACTTAATAGAATTCTCAATAGCTTTCGACTCTTTCACTCCGGAATCTAGCATTTTCTGAAAATAGTTCATATTTGCTATAGATTGTCTGTAATCAAGTCCCACCATCGGACGTATAACCTGGGCCAAAGTGTCAACATTCAGCGTGTTCAGCTGGGTTGCTCTTTTTACCACTTCACGTATGGCCATGATCTGATCATTTGTAGAGCGGGTAACGAATCTTGCCGCGTTTTTGTTGGTCCACTCCTGGACCGCTGGCTTATAAACGTTATATGTCCAGTGTGTATCGTACCGGTCTATAGGATGATTAGCAGCTTTCATTGCATCTAACCATAAAGGTGCTACATGCGTAATAACAAAACGGCTATAATCCTGACGCCATTCATTTAACATTTCTTCGTTGAGACTGCCTCTTAATATAGCTTGTCTTAGCTCTTTGTATGTAATAGCGCGCTGCTGAGCTCCCCAGAAAGATTGCAGGAATTTGATCAGTTTAGGTTCTTTTGTGTCAAGATACAGTAAAAGCTTTCTCAGGGCCACTTCCTCTAAATCTTCCCAACTAGCCTTTTGAACATCATCATATAAAACTAGCAATGGTCCGCCTCCTTTCTTGCTTGACGTATTTTCGGTCAAGTATTTCTTATTTTTCGAGTAAAAACGTCAAGTTTATTCCACAATAACCCAGTCTTCTGCAAGCATATCCGTCTGTGATGCAAGCCAGCCGATAACAAGTGAACCATCAGCTGCTTTCATGTCAATGTGCGGATTGATCTTCACATGCTGGATCACACGACTCTTGCAGTATTCAAGCATTGCAACAGAACGTAAAGCACCTGTTTCTACTTTGCTTCCATCCTGGATGTAGATAAACATGCCTTTACCGTTCCATCCTTTACGTGCTACCTTATGGCCCTTTTTCATAGCTTCGATAGCAAGTCCGAATGTCATATAATCACATTCTCTATATGCTTCCTCAAATACTTCCTTTGGGGACCATGACTGATATCCGTCTGGGTATTCCACGTGATATCCTTCTCTTTCTGCAATTTTGTTTTTCTGGTAGTGTTCTTTCATCTCTTCTACAGAAAATCCCTGTCTAATTGCTGCAGATTCTACGTTTGTAGCTGGCTTTGCATCAATGATTTTTACTCCAATGTATCTTTTCATTTCAACCCTCCTAAAATTCATTTTTTTAGATTTAACTTGATAATTTGTGATATTTACGCATTTATTTGAGTTAAAAACGCGTTTTTGTCGCTTATCGCTTGTTTTCATCGCTTGTTTTTTAGTTCCTGCCGCTCCTGGAGCTCTTTAATATATTGTGAATATGCATCATCATTGCTTATCCTTATCAAGCTCTCCAGGAGATAGCTGCTTAGATGTTTCGGGACCGTTTTTTTAATTGATAAATTGATCAGATACTTAGCTGTATCAAAATTTGTAATATGCGTATGGCCCTTGCAAAACTGTTTTGTCTTGTTATGAATGATATAACCATCACGTACTCTAAATATGATATAGCTTTTTCTTTTATAGACTTGATTCATGTAATATTATCAGTCCATTCTATCTATTTTTTTCTACCAAGAGACTTTTTCGCCTCATCGGCAATTTTCGAGTCCTCTTCATCTGTAACTTTCTTATTTTTTGCAGGTTTCACTTTTGAACCATCGCTGGCCGGTTTTTTCGATTTTGCACCGCCTGAACCGGTACCGGCTTTGTCATTTTCAGCGGCCTGTATTTGCTGTTCTGTCAGTTTTCGGCCTTCATCGGAAGATTTTAAATAAAATTCGATATCTTCTGGATCACAACCAATGGTCTCCAGTAATCTTTGTGCAACATCACGTTCTAATTTTGCAGTTCTGTACTTTTCAAGAATATTCGTGATTTTGTAGATACTAGATTGTTCTGGTTTCTGCTGGTTTTCCATGCCCTCTGTACCTTCCGCATTAGCCCCATTTTGAGCAGCTTCGGCCGGGTTCGTGTATTCCCTATGCTGGCCTTCTTTTCGTTCTGGCAGGCCTGCTACGCGTCTCACATGATCTTCGAGCTCTTCATCTGGTACCAGTAGACCAATACCGCATACTTTTTCGAGGAATGTAGCGAGTTTTTCAATATCTTCTTTTTCGATATCACCATGAACCAGTCTAGGATAGTCAGTAATACCGTTAAAATGATTACCGTTAATATCAATAAGTCTAGGAATCGCCTGATTATTGAATACTTCACAAATGATATCCATGTATGTACCGATCCCCAGTGAAAAGAGTCTAGTTTTATCGCTGGATAATGCGAATGAACCAACGCTCTGCTGGCCTAAAAAGATAAAGTTGGCCAGGATCGTATTTGCAATACTATTGTTATATCGCTCTATGATCTGGTTTGTATCAAACTGGCGTGTACCTCCAGTGCTGAGTAGTTCCATTTCCCATCCAGGAGGCAATACAAGCCCTTCTCTTTCATCTCTACGAATGCTGCTTACAATGGTAGTGGCCGCTGCTAGATATTGCTGCATTTGCGAGTCTCGCGGGTCCCATAAGTTCTCATAGCCTTCTGGAGCTTTCAGAACCGGAAAACCTGCCAGGTCACGTTCAATACCGATCCCCTCAATTTCCTGGATTCTTTTCTTGAAATACCATGAGCGGTACGCATTTCTTAAAACCGACTCACCTTCTGGATTGGATTTAATGCTCTGAGTAGTAAAGTGGAGCGCTTTTTCGATAGGAATAAACAATTGTTCAAAATTTGGAGGTGGCTGCTGCACCATACCGATAAGCTCATCTGTATTTTCATCAAAACTCCACTCATATAACGTATCCTGGGCGCGTATAGGCAGTTTCTTCCACCCTATAAGGCCATCACTGTACTTGCTGCTAAATCCAGCATTTTTCTTTTTGCCGTTACGTACTTTATATACGATTTCATGATAGGACCATCCATAAGGAAGGAATGACAGAATTTCCGACAAAGTAGCTGTCCATGAGTATTCCATATCACCCAGGCATTCTTCGATGAATTCTGCAGCTTTTTTATCCTTTTGTTTTTTTCCGCCAGGCTCAACGTTAAAGTCACATTGACGTATAAGCATATTTACAGCGAATAAAACAGCGCCTACAACGTCGTCATTTTTTGACATTTCTTTGTAGACCTCAATACCGCGTGTACCTATAAGCTCAGGGACAAATTCTTCATACAGTGTGCCATTGTACCGCTTTAGCCCGGTCTTACCTATTTCTCTGGCCATAATCAACCTCCATTCTCTTTTTTATCTCCAATAACTTGTTTTTGTGTTTCCTAAATCTGATGGTGGCGGAGCGGATACGTTAGCTTTTTCAAGCTCTGCAAAAGCAGAACTACCAGCATCCACCATGTCTTTCCATTTTCCTTCTGGGAATGATTCAAGCTGATTGAAAAACATATCATTCCAAGAACCTATGACAATATCAAAATTGCCCGCTTGCCATTGAGCGGCCCATGGTTCAGCTCTTGTTACTTTATCACCGGATTCACGTTCGCATTTCACGATAAATCCAGCTAAATATTTAATAAAGTTCTGGGCCTGATCTTTTCCGGCCTGTCCTGGGTCCTGAGGCAATCTAACTTTGTATCTTTTAAATTTCGCTTTATCTGCAATAGCTGTGTTTTTGATCAGTCTACGCACTTCCTCAGCGGATAACTGCTGATTGATAACGTCTGCAACTACATAGCGGCCATTTCGACGTTTACCCATGAGCACGCCGGCCGTGTATGCCGCTTCTCCATCCTCATCTTTAGGTGTGGCGGCAAGGTCCCACGCTCTTACCCATTGCACAACATCATCTGGTATCTTATCCAGCATTGCACCATCTGGTATTTGTGCCCTTTTGAACATAAGTCCCGCTGAAGGTCTGATCTTCCAGTTACCTTTTAACAGTCGCTCACGTTCTACCGTGGACATGGATTCCAGGGAACTCAGGTATCCAGGGTTTAGGGCCAAAAGCTTTTTATTATCAAAAATACTGGATGCAATGAATGTGAATGATAGAATGAAATCTTTCAGTGTATACTCCACGCCTTCAGAAGCAAGCTTAGCGCGTGTTTTTTCGAATGCTGCTTTTACTTCGGGATGTCTATATACTTCTTCTCTAGTATCACCCCATACAATTTCTTCACCTATACGAGCAAAATAGCGGATCACGCCGCTCTTTTTCGGATCTGCATATTCTCCGTTTTCATCCAACCACCATAGGATCAGTTTTTTCACGAATGAGTCCGGGTCCGGGTTGCATGATGCACGGATATAAGGTTTCACGCCGCATGTACTACGGTTACGGGACAACATATAGAAAAATTGGTGTTCCGTGAAGTGTGTAAGCTCATCGAATTCAATTAAACAAATTTCTGTACCTTGGAAATCATGTACTGTATCGTTTCTTTCCAGGTGCGCGAATGAGACTTTAGCTCCACTAGGAAAAATCCAGTGTGGGCGGGGATTTTTTCGGGGCACTGCTCCTGGGAACAGCTTATAGAGGTTATGTGACGCATCCCACAAGGAACCATTGTTCATGATCTGTGGCATTGTACGTCGGAATATTACTGTATTAAATCCAGGGTTATCCACGTGGCGTATAGGTTCATACAATAGCGACCATGATTTGCACTAGCCGCCGCCTGCACTTCCGCCATATATACAAATATCTGCTGGTGTAGATAAAAATTGCTCTTGCGGGCCTTTTTGCGGACGTATTACAGGTGACATCGTGAACCACCCCCTTTAATGTAAATTTATTCATACTATCCGGGGTATTTCCCCGTGATTTTTGACACTTTATTCACCTTATACATTTTTAATGCATATTATAAATCTTCCAGCAACGTCTTAAATTCAATTTTCCATGCTTCCGCGTCCCGCTGATTCTCTTCTTTTTCTCTTTGTGTAATATCAGGGTTATACTTCAAATTTTCAACATATGCATCACACATACTGTTATACATATTTTTAAGGAGCTTTTTCCGCTCACTTTTAAATGTTATGGCCATATTACACCCCTTCCTAATCGTCGCGGTTATTATCAGGCATATAGAATGTTACAGCTGGTTCCGATTTTCCACCATCGCGCTCTTCTATTACTTCTGAGACATCGCCACGGCTCAGGCGCTCTATCTTTGTACCTTCTACAGCGAATCTAGCAATATCAGAAGCACTCATATTTTTCACGTCAAGCTGGTTCAATGCAATAATTGCTTTACCAACCATCGCAAAACCTAATTCAGCATGTTTCTTTCGCATTTTCGCGATATCTTTTTGCTGCTGTATTAGGTTTAATCGATCCTGTTCTTTATCCCATGCAGCAACACGTTCCACCCAGTTATTAGCACCGCTCCATCGAGCGATTAGAGTTAAACTTTTGTTCAACGACTTCGCAACAGCTCTTAACGCGCGTTCGTATCCCATATCTCTATATAACTGAAAGGCCTCAAACTGTTTAGTGGTCTCCCCCGGCTGCCGTTCCCACAGCTCAACAAAATCTGATTTTTTCGCCATTATTATTCACCTCCCCACCATGAAATCAACATTTTACAAAATACCTGATACTTTCTTCTTAACATTCAGGTTCAATGCAAGGAATTTATCGTGCCATAAATCAAGTGATGCTTCATCAGTAAATGCCACAACTAGCTCATATTTAGGGCTAGGTGTAGTAGCTTGCATATCTTCTTCCAGCTCTTTCACCATGTTTCCGAGTAACTGATCTATTTCTGTTTCATCAAAACCGGTCAGTGCAAAATCGAATTCATGGTCTATTTCATTCATTTCTACCAGTATTTCCGCCAGAATTTCCGGGTCCATGTGACTCAGCTCTGAAATCTGATTATCGGCCATCATATCTGCATATTCTGCAGCGAGGCTGTCATAATCCTGGTAATCTACCGGCGCATATCCCATATCACCTTCAAGTGCAGCTATTAATCGTCCGTGACCTTTTACTACAAGCCCGCTCAGCTTAGAAATAATAATAGGTGAACGCCATCCTTGCTTCTGGATGCACTTTTTCAATATTTCTATTTGTTCTGGTGGATGCATATTAGGATTTTGTGGATTTGCTCTGATCTGCAATAGAGGCAAAACTTCATCATGCGCGCACATTACAGGTATATCACCGGCCATGCCTTTTATATTTGTCTTATCAATAGATAAATCATTCATATTCAATCTCCTATTCGCTAATAGATGTGTTTTTGGGTTGTTTTTTGTTATTTTTGCGGTTTTTTGCGCGGTTTTTATATCCGGGGATTGTTTTATGGTGAATATTTGCGTTTTTCACCGTTATTATACTACGATAATTATATTTTTTTAATATTTTCGGAAAATTTATTTAATCATTGTGCATCCACTAAAATACATAAAAAAAGTACACGATTTTTTATTTCGTGTACTTTTTAGGTGTTTGCTCTGAAACTATAAAAAGATTGTAAATTAAGATTTTGCCTTTTTGAAATATTCTACTTATTAATTCTAATTGAACAATAGGTTTTTTGATAAATTGTTTGTATCGCTTGTGCCTACAAAATATTGAAAAATATAAAACATTTGAATTGAATTTTTCTACTTACTCTAATCCTACTAACTTTAAGTGACATTTCTTTTTTCTACTTAGATACAACATTTAGATAATTTGCTTGAGTTTAATGTAGAACTTTTTACGGATAACATTCTACAGCTCTTATTCTATCACGTTTACAGAAATTGTCAATTCTTTTTCTGTTTTTATTCTGTTATTTTCTCCACGTCTTCCAGGAATGGCAGGCGATATACATTACTTGCATCAAGCTTCCACGCTGGCGGCAGTTCTTCTGGTGCCATGCTGGCTTTTCCTGTAGTCGTCCATATTAAACCGCCAATTTTCACATGCTGCTTTTTCCCTTTGGATGTTCGCCACAATTCCAGGCACGTTTTCCAATATGACCATGGTATCCGGTAAAAGTCCTGCAGATTATTAAATGCAACAATTACAAAAGCGGCCGCTCCTGGCTGTAGATCCCAGCTATCCAGGAAGCGCTCCTGATGGGGCTGTACCGCTGACAGAGAGATTCTATTAGTATTAGTGTTCTTTGCTTCAAACGCCACGGGAATGCCCTTGTAGCGGCCTATAAAGTCCACTGTACTCTTTTCCTCTACTTTTACATTTACTATTTTTCCATACGCATTGCGTATAGGTATAAATTTAGTCGGTATCTTACATATAACCGCTTCATGGCTATATTGATAATGATTAATAGAATACTGAATGCAATCTTCGAGCGGCATTCCACGATTAGCATAACTTCTGTTTTTCATAACATGCCTCAATTCTTTCTCTTGCAATATTGAAATATTTCTCTTCAAGCTCAAAACCTATATATCTACGGTCCGTATTAATGGCCGCTATGCAGGTGCTTCCTGAACCCATGCAGTTGTCCAGGACTATTTCACCTTCATTCGTATATGTTTTTATTAAATATTCCAATAATTTAACGGGTTTTTGTGTTGGGTGTAGGGATGATTTTTGCGTATCTGTAGAAAATATTTGAATACTGCGGGGATATCTGTCAGTGGATTCATACAGAACATTATTTTTCATTTTTCCGTATACATCTGTCTGTTGTCCGGGCCGTTTAAAGCTCTTTTTCTTTCTGTGGCCATGGGTTATCTGAGGATTATAGGTGCATTGCTTTTTATAGAATACACAAATTAATTCATGGTTCCTCATAGGCTGCTTTTTCGCATTCAGAAAGCCGGTTCCCTTTACTTTGTCCCAGATCCAGTCATATTTATAGTTCTTTATGTTACTGAGTCTCAGACTGCTTGCAAATGGCTCTGTAGCAAATAATAAAATTGCACCATTCTTTTTGATAATTCGATTGTATTGTTGCCATAGTTGTTCAAAAGGGATAACAGTGTCCCATTTACATCTAGTAGATCCGTATGGAAGATCACACAAGATCATATCAATACTTCCATCGGGTATTTCCTTCATGAGTTCAATACAATCACCGTTTTCTATGTAGTTGTATTTCATGGTGTTTTTCCTTTCTGCGTAGGTGTTAAAAGGTATTTACAAGGTAATTGCGTAGTAATGCGGAGTAATGCGGAGTAATAACGGGGTAAAATAGGAAAAAGGGCAAGATATAAATATCGTACCCTGTCTTTTTTATGGTGTCCACCGGTCTGTCGTCTAGTATTAAGGGCGTTAGCCTGGCTCCTACAATAGTTTTTTTAGCTTGGCCACATAAGACTTACTAAACCCGGTTTTTTCAGCTAGTTTCCTGATGGATAATCCAGGATGCTCTTTTAATGTTTCACGTAAAACATGGAGATTGTTTTCTGTTTTTTCCTGAGCATTGGCCAGATATTCCGATCTTTCCACCACGCCAGCTTCACGGCGTTGTTTCAACTTTTTCTCATAATCCCGGCGTCGCTTTTCTTTGATGTCAATGATAGTAAGCATGTGCTGCATTTCATCTGCAGTGATATCTAACCATTTAATGAGCTTAGCATTTGAGATATTGTATCCCGCTCCTGGATATCCCTTTTTAATGGCTATTTCATTTGCTTTGTCATTGCTCTTTGCTTCATATGCCTTTTCTGCGCTGCGCGTGGCCACTAGGACCTCTTTTTCGGGCAGGGGCTTTATAAATGTATCATTGACTCCTAAAGTGGCCGCTAGGGCCGCTTCTGGATCATTCAGGAAGCAACAAGACCAATAGCGATATAAGAATAATATGGTTTCTCTGTATCCTTCCACGTCATAATCTCTTAATTCTATTAATTTGACTAGATCAAGGATGCGGGCCTGATTCAGAGAATAGATATTAAATAGACTTATAACCTTTTTCTTTCGTCCTGGGCGCGTTTTCGCTGCTTTTTTAGGCGTTAAATCCGGCAGGTAGTCATATTGTATCTGTCGGAGCTGGTGCCGGTATTCGCTGCGATACTCTACACGTACCGTTTCGCCATTCTTTGAGCTTGTACTTCCGGCAATTCTGAAAACTCTGGCTGCTTCATTTGATTTCGGGTCCCCTCCCAGGGACTCCAGCTGATCCAGGAAATAGTTCTGTACTGCCTGCCACAACGGAAGTGCTTTATATGTAACAGGTTCTATTAACCATACGAGGACTACTCCCTGACCAGAAAAAATAATCAAATTAGGTTCCGGAATGCTTTTACCATAAAACTCATATTCTAGCTTTCCCATTATCCAGGAAGGATCATAGTTGAATATATAGAAATCTAGGTCCACATAGAGACTTTTTAATTGTCTTATATTCTCTATTCGCCTTTGTGGTTTATAAAATGTATTTTGACTGAAGTAGATGTCTTCACCCATCCATTCACTCAGATATTTAGAAAGCTCATCTGGTTTATAGTTCCACTGCGTAAACCGGCCCGTAACAGCGTCTTTTTTCGCAATTGTTATATAACCATCATTCTTGCCGGTGGTATTATGATGAAAAAATATGTGTCGTTCTGCTTCAATCAATCTTTCGGCATCGGCCAACATTTTTTATCTCCCCTATGGTAAAGGAAGTGTACCATGTGATATACTAAAACAAAAATAGGGTACACAATCCCTGGTATTTTTAAAAATGCAACCGTGGCCGCCAAACCTGGGTTGCATTTTTTCTTGTATTCATAATACCATAAACCGACATATTATATCATTTTAATTTTTTGGAATATATTGTTTCCTCGTGATGGGATTATTTACAAGCATAAGCGGCGCCGCTCTGGTTTTTATGCATCTTATTGATGGTTCCGCAATCGATACACTTAATTTCTACTGTTTCCCCGCTTGCATTTGTCCAGTATTTTAAGTCTTTTCCGCATGTTTCACACTTCATAAATACACGTTTAACATCATTTCCTGAGATATATGTATCATGCTGGCATTCTTTGCAGTTATACACTGTTACACCGCTTTTTGTGTAGAATGATTTCGAGCTTCCACATCTTTCACATACTAAATGCATAAACCCAGTGTACGCGGGCTCTTGCTTGGTGTTTTCGCTGCTTCTCTTATAACCTGGGAACATATTCTCCACTCTACTTTTCTTTCCTTTTGTAGCAGCATGGGTATTGATCTTAGGACGTGAAACTGGTTTACTTTCTTCTTTTTCTGGTTTTCTATCTGAAAGACTCTCATTCTCACAAACGCAAGTACATGGTGTTTTTGCTACCTGTTCTGCTATCACATCATGTTCCAGCATGAACTTTTCGAACTCTTTTTCTGTAAATGATACTTTAATACTTCTTTCCTCTTTGTTTAATTCTACTTTCATCTATTTTTTCTCCCTTTTTAAATAATCTAATATGGAAAATCTATTTCACTCTACCTTCACAAGCGTATATCCAGTCAGAGTAATACCGCGAGGTGTATTGTCAATGACCTTCAAATAACCTTTTCTTTCAAGAATACGGAGTATTCTTGATACTTCGGCTTTACCACAAACTTTCGTATTTTGTGCTATTTCCATGTAGGAAGGCGGAAACAAGTTCTTTTTTGTGAAGTCCAGGATATAATCGTATACTTCCTGCTGTCTTTCCGTTAAAGCCGCTCTTTCTGTTGAATCCATGATCAATCCTCCTTTTCTCCACCAAACACTTTATCTAGCTCCTTAACCGCTAATTCCTTAATTAGTTCAGGTGGTAATTCTTTTTG